CAGCCCCAGGAAGCGGGTTTTGAGGAAATACCATGGACGGAGAACAGACCCCATTGGACTGGGCCACAGGCCGTGTTCAAAAATTGATTGCATCCAGGGCCAGTTGGTCCCCAGCTGAAAAGCTGATGCTGAGCCAAATGCAAGAAGCGTTGGCCGACTGGGAACAGGCCAGGAGAATCCTGCAAACACAGGGAATCATTACTGAGGGCAGCCAAGGCCAGCCGGTGCCCCACCCAGCCCAGGCAATCAAAGTATCGGCGGCTGATCGGGTTTCCAGATGGCTGAGGCAACTGGGCCTGTTGGATGATGCGGCTGATGTGCTGGATGAATTGGATGAGAACAAAAAGCGGATGCTGGGGCTGTGATGGTGCAGACCAAGGTGCCACCACCATTCAGTTTCTACGGCGGCAAACACAGGATTTCAGGCAAATATCCAGAGCCAATCACAGATGTGATCATTGAACCATTTGCGGGTTCAGCGGGCTATTCCTGTCGGCATGGCCATGGCAGGCAGGTTTTTCTGTTTGATGCTGACCCTGTGTTGTGTGAAACCTGGCAATGGCTGATTGATGCCAATTTTGATGATGTGATGGATTTGCCATTGTTGAATGAAGGTGAAACTGTTGATGTAATTGAATCACCTGGCGCTAGGAATGTTGTGGGTTTCTGGGTGAACAAAGGCTGTTCCAAACCGGCAAAACGCAAATCATCCTGGGTGCTGGGCATTGGTGATGTTTCCTATGTTTGGGGCGCTAAATGCAGGCAACGTTTGGCTGAGAACGTCCACCATTTCAACACCTGGCAAATCCACAACATAGGATTTGAACACATCCCCAATGAATTCTTGCAAACCAGGGCAACGTGGTTTGTAGATCCCCCATACCAGGGAAAGCAAGGCACCCACTATTCATGCGGTTCACAGGGTATTGACTACAACCAACTGGCCAAGTTTTGCAAATCATTGGCCGATCAGGTGATTGTGTGTGAATCATCAAACGCAACCTGGTTGGATTTTGAACCATTGTGTGAATTGAGCGGTGCAGCCAAATCCGGTGATGGTAGGAAAAGATCCATTGAATGTGTATGGTTGAAAACATGCTGAATTTGATTCAAACAAAAATTGGATGCTGGGGGTTTGATGTTTGATGGAACAATCACAGAGCCATTGCGTCATATTTCCCTGTGTTCAGGAATCGGAGGGTTTGACATTGGACTGCGTGGCATTTTCCCAAACATGCGCACAGTGGTTCATGTGGAGGGGGAAGCGTTCTGCGTCAACCACCTGGTTGAGAAGATGCAAGCGGGCCAGTTGGATGCGTGCCCTATCTACCCAGACCTGTGTAGGTTCCCCTGGTCAGAGTTTGCGGGAGCTGTTGACATCATCACAGGCGGATTTCCCTGCCAGCCATTTTCCGTGGCAGGACAAAGAAAAGCCACAGAAGATGACCGGCACCTGTGGCCCTACATCACAGACGGAATCAGACAAACCAAGCCCCAGTTGGTTGTCTTTGAAAATGTTTCAGGGATTGCGTCAGCCCCATCACCAGGATTCCACAGCGTTTTGCACAATGTCCTATCAGACCTGGAAAGATTGGGCTACCAAGCAACGGCAGGCCAGTTCACAGCGGCAGAAGTTGGGGCACCCCACCAACGCAAACGGTGGTTCATCATCGGTGTTTGCAACACCCACTGCAACGGCAAACCAGATGGCACCATCAATGCAGAAAAACCCAGGGTGTGCAAATATCGGATGGAAAACACCAGTGGCCATTGCAACCCAAAAGAATTTGGAAATTTTGAAAGAAATAAAAACAACAGGCAGGTTTTACCACAAAACTACAGGCAAACTGGTTCAGATAGGTTTGGGGGAACAGGTGCAGATGGTGGAGGTTATTTACAGTGGCCAATGCCACCAGGACCAATCCAATATGGATGGGAGCCACCACGGACAACTGAACCCAGATTGGGTGGAAACTCTGATGGGGTATCCAATCGGGTGGACAGACTCCGGGCGTTAGGCAATGCGGTTGTGCCAGCAGTAGTTGAAAGGGCTGTGCGTGAATTGTTGGGCAGATACACCACCCACTGACCTAGCAGGGTATGACCCCACCAGGGATGCTGATGGGTTTGTGTTTGACAGTGAAAAGGCCCAGCGGGTTGTTGGGTTTTTTGAAGCATTCCTGAAGCACCAAAAGGGTTTGGAAGCTGGCAAGCCATTCACGCTGTTGCCCTGGCAGCGTGATTTCCTGGCAACCCTGTTTGGCTGGGTGGATGCTGATGGGCGGCGGCGGTATCGGCGGACCTGGTTGGAGATTCCCAGGAAGAATGGCAAATCCACATTGTCCAGCGGGCTGGGTTTGTATTTGCTGTTTGGTGACGGTGAACAATCGGCTGAGGTTGTCAGCGCTGCGGGTGACCGTGACCAAGCTGCCATTGTGTTTGATGTGGCAAAGGGCATGATTCAGGCTGATGGGATGTTGTCCAAATTGGCACAGGTGTACCGGCGTGAAATCAAATACCCCAGGACCAACAGCGTTTTCAAAGTGATTTCATCAGACGCTGGCACAAAGCACGGCATGAACATTTCAGGGCTGATTGCAGATGAAGTGCATGTGTGGCCCAACCGTGATTTGTGGGACACATTGCACACAAGTATGGGTGCCAGGGCGGCACCATTGTCCATTGCAATCACCACAGCTGGACACAGCAGAACATCCATTGCCTGGGAACAACATGATTATGCGTTGAAAGTGCGTGATGGCACCATCAGGGATGAACGGTTCCTGCCAGTGGTGTATGCGGCACCAGAGGGTTCAGACTGGACAGAGCCAGAAACCTGGCACATTGCCAACCCAAGTTTGGGCCAGTCAATCAGCTTGGACTATTTGGAACAGGAATGCAAACGGGCCAAAGAGGTGCCAGGGTATGTGAACACGTTTCTGCGTTTGCACCTGAATGTTTGGACCGAACAGCAAACCAGATGGTTGCCAATGGACAGCTGGGATGCAAGCGGTTCAGAGATAGATCCAGGAAAGCTAGATGGGCAAGAATGTTGGCTAGGCGTAGACCTTGCCACCACCCAGGACACCACATGCGTGGCAGCCGTTTTCCCCGGCGCTGATGGCACCATCACAGTGTTGCCACATTTCTTCTTGCCCAAAGACAACATAGAAGCCAAGGAACGGAATGACAGATTGCCCTACAGGGCATGGGCCAGTGAGGGGCATATAACACTGACCCCAGGTGTGGTGACTGATTATAGCTACGTTGAAGCCAAAATCATGGAGCTGGTGGACAGGTACAAAGTTCAGGAGGTGACATTGGACCGTTGGAATGCCACAGACATTTCCACCAGGCTGAGTGAACAGGGGGCCAATGTGACCTGGATTGGCCAGGGGTACAGATCATTGTCAGCCCCATCCAAGCGGCTGGAAGAATTGGTGTTGTCTGGCAAGCTGATTCATGGGGATCATCCCATCCTGCGGGCACAGGCAGCCCAAGTGATGATTGAGACAGACCCAGCTGGGAACATCAAACCATCAAAGAGGGCAAGCGGATCAAAGGCCAATTCCGAACGGATTGATGGGATTGTGGCCCTGGTGATGGGCCTGGGACGTTGTATGGATTCAGGTGAATCCAAAACCAGCGTGGATGATGTTTACACTGACAGGGGATTGCGTTGGCTTTAGCAGATTTCATCAGGACCATCATCAGCCCCAAAGCTGAACAACGGCACACATTCAAACAGCCGGACAAATGGAGTTTCCTGGGCAACCCATCGGGTGCTGGGGTTGAAGTATCTGAACAGACAGCCCTGAGCCTGTCAGCGGTTTACAGCTGCGTGCGGATCATTTCAGAATCATTGGCGGCATTGCCACTGGTGACCTATCGGAACACGGATGATGGCAGACGCCAGGCGGATGATTTGCCCATATACAGCATCCTGCGTGACCAGGCCGATGAAAACCTGACGGCGTTCATGCTGTTTGAAACCATCATCAGCCATGCCTGTACCTACGGCAACGGGTTTGCGTACATCACCAGAAACGGGCGTGGTGAGGTGACAGCCCTGACCCCAGTGGACCCCAGGAACGTGGAAGTGAAAATGACCACATCCGGGCGTGTGGCATATGAGTTCACCACGGGCCAGTTCCAGGGGGCATGGACATCCGATCAGGTGTTGCACATCCGGGCGCTGGGGCCATTGGGTTTGGTGGGATATTCACCCATTGGTTTGGCACGGGAAACCATCGGGCTGGGAATAGCGGCTGAACAGTATGGGGCCAACTGGTTTGGCAACAGCGGCACCCCATCGGGCATCCTGAGTGTGCCAGGCAAACTGTCTGATGAAGCGTTTGGGAACCTGCGGCGGAGTTGGGAAAAGCTCCACAAGGGCGCTGGCAATTCAGCCAGGGTTGCCCTGTTGGAAGCTGGTATTGATTTCAAGCCAATCAGCGTGAACCCGAATGATGCCCAGTTCCTGGAAACCAGACGGTTCCAGGTTGCTGAGATTGCGCGTATTTTTCGGGTGCCACCATCCATGTTGGCTGACCTGGAGAATGCTGGCAGCTACGGTTCCATTGGTGAGCTGAACAGGGCGTTTGTGGTTCACACATTGACCCCATGGGCACGGCGGATTGAATCGGAAATCAAAGCCAAATTGCTGCCAACCACTGGTGGTGTGTTTGCTGAATTCCAGTTTGACCATTTGCTGCGTGGTGATTTAGATTCCAGATTCAAGGCATATCAGACCGCACGGCAGGCTGGGTTCCTGTCTGTCAATGACATCCGCAAAATTGAAAACCTGGACCCGATTGGTGGCAACGGTGATTTGTACCTTTCCCCATTGAACATGGAAGCGCTGAAGCCTGGTGATGCCCCAGAGCCAATGCCCATGGAGGATGAACAGCGGGCGCTGCCAACTGTGGATGTGGTGGCCCTGCGGGATGCTGCCAGGGGCAATGCCAAAGCCAACTGGGAACGGGCGCTGAACACCATTGCCCAGGCTGAGGTGAATGCAGCCCAACGCCAGCTGGACCGTGAACCAGGCAAGGTGGCTGAATGGGCTGAGAAGTTCTATGAAGGGGAATACCAGAGGTTGGCATTCAGACAGATCCTGCCAGCATTGACCGAGTTGGGCAACCAGCTTGCAAACATCACGGGTGATGAGTTGGGCCGGAACCCTGGCCAACTGAGTGTTGAAGCGTTGGAAAACATAGCACGGCGGTTTGCCACCAGGCGTTCACGGCGTTCAGCCCAAAGCATTGTGGCATCGGAAAACCGTGATGGTGTGGTGGCCAGCTGGGCCAACGGTGCCCATTCCACAGACATCATTGATGATGAAATGAGGCGGGCCGAAGGCAGCATTGTTCTGGAGCTGTACCGGCAGGCCGGTGTAAACCAGGTAGTTTGGCGGGCGCTGGGCACCAATGCCCCAGTGAGCCTGGACGGTGTGACCGTCAAGCCTGGTGAACCATTCATCCTGCGTGGCCAAACTGTGACATACACAGACGGGTCAACCTATGAACCCAGAACAGACATCAGACACAGCCCAATAAAAACTGGTGATGTGTCAATCATTCAGGCAGTTTGATGGCAACAGATTTCCCACAATCCGGTGATGATGAACCAATCAGCCTGAGCAATTCCAGGTTTGATGTGTTTGACCACAGCTATGCCAGGGATTTGAAACGCAACCACCCAGACATTTGGGGTGCTGGTGGGAATATCCGTGGGAATGAAGCGTTTGAAATTTGGAAGCGGGCTGAACGTGGCGTGAGTTCCCCAGCCGTTTTGGCGTGGATCAAAGAGCGTGAAGCCTGGAGCGCCAGGCATTTTGAAGATGGCAAGCAATTCCAGGATGCTGACCTGGGGCCAAACCTGTCCAATGTTGCTGGCATTGTTGCCCAAGTGAAATGGGGCACGGTTGGTGTGCTGGGTGAATCCAGAATGAAGGCCGTATTGGATCAACTGAAGGAACGGCGTGAAACACGGGCTGACCTGGCAGATGTTGAACCAGGTTTGTTTGTCAGGTGGCGGGCTGAAAAAGGCATATACACCGGCGTGGTGGATGAGGTTGTGACATCCGGCATGGCTGAATTTGGTGCAGAATCCATGGACACTGATGATGTTGGGCCTGTAGCAATCATCACAGTGTTTGTGGAAATGAATGATGACCTGATTGAAACAGACAGGCAAGTGGGTGTGCCTGTGGTGGATTTGGACCTGGTGGC